TTTGATTTATAATTTACAAAACGAGTTAATTATTAAAATGTTAAATCGGGTAATATTTCCATCCGGAAATTATGCCCCTTAAATGTAAGAATATGGCAGAACAAGATATAAGAGAAGACCAGATGACTGTAACCAATACAGTGGATTATCTGAGAGGGCTAAAGGGTAAGGACAGCGTGCTTGTTACTCCCACAGATTTATCGAAAGCCTCTGGGGTGATAAGATTTTACGAGTGGATAGAACCTAATACAAATGTATATCTACCCTTCTCCTCTGGACTAATTTTAGTTGAGAACGTATCGCATTCAGAAAAAAGGGCATTGGCTGTTATTGACAGCCTAAATAGTGGCACTGTATTGGTGCCAGACAATGGTATAGAGTTTTTCTCAGTAAGCAATGATAATAGAATTTGTATATTATACGATAGTGATGCCGGGAAATATAGAGTAAAAAACACGTTTAGTACGAGTCAATTGGTAATAATAAATTTAATCGGTTAGTTATTATTCTATGCGCAATTAGTTCTGTCATATCC